CTGCCGGCGATCCCGACGCAACTGTCGAGTCGCTGGCGCAGCAGATCAACGCCTCGTCCGCAGCGCTCACAGCTTCTCTCGCGCCCGTCACGGCTCCGGCTAAGTCGGGGCCGTAAATTCGGCCCAATTTCACAAAAGTAGTAACGAAGGAAGACCGATGTGCCTGCCGGCGCAAAACCGGGCGAGCGCCGAGGCGGGCGCGCCAAGGGCGTCAAGAACCACGCCAGCATAGCGCGTGAAGCTGCGGTCAAGGCGAGCGGAATCACGCCGCTAGAATTTCTTTTAGAGCAGATGCGCAATCCGAAGCTGAAAGCTGCGGTGCGCCGTCAGTGCGCACGTGACGCCGCTCCGTACGTTCATCCAAAACTGGCGTCAGTCGAGCACGGCAACAAGGACGGCGAGCCATTCCAAGTCGTGCTATCGCCACCGGATCGCGATCTTTAGGATTTCACCTCACTGATCGGCAAGAGCAGGTTCAGCAATTCCTGCGAGGGCCGCAACGCCACAAATTACTTTACGGCGGCGCGCGATCCGGCAAGACGTTCATCATCATCCGCGCGATGGTGATTCGCGCGTTGATGGCGGCGGGAGGTCGGCATGCGATCCTTCGCTTTCGCGCGAATGCGGCTAGGTCGGCGATTGCGCTGGACACTCTGCCGAAGGTCATGGCGCTATGCTTTCCGAGAGTACGGCTGAGGGAATATCGGCAAGACGGCTTTTTCGCACTGCCGAACGAATCTCAACTTTGGGTCGGCGGGCTAGACGAGAAAGAGCGGGTAGAAAAGATACTAGGTACGGAATTTGCGACAATATTCCCGTCAGAATGTTCGCAAATCCCATATGCATCGATCATCGTCGTGCGCACGCGCCTCGCGCAAGTCATCGAAGCCAAAATCGACGGCGAACGGTTTACGTTACCGCAACGCGCATATTACGACCTAAACCCGGTCGGCGCTGGGCATTGGACAAACGTAGAATTTGGCGAGAAGCGTGATCCGCTCAGTCGTAAACCGCTCGCTAATGCCGATAACTTCGCGCGCATCCAGATCAACCCGGTCGACAACCGAGAAAATCTCAGCGCCGACACGCTGGCAGAATATGAGGCGCTACCCGAGCGCCACCGCAAGCGGTTTTTTGAGGGCTCCTACGTCGACGAGATCGAGGGCGCTCTCTGGACATTCGAGCGCCTAGAGCAGTGCCGGTGCGACCCTGCGGATGTTCCTGACCTCATGCGTACTGTCGTTTCTGTCGATCCGAGCGGCGCGCGCGGCGAGGAAGACAAGCGGTCAGACGAAATTGGCATTATTGTTGCGGCTAAGGGCGTAGATGGACGTTTCTACGTCTTAGAGGACGCATCGTGCCGCCTGGGGCCGGCTGGATGGGCGCGCCGAGCCGTAGAGATGTTCGGCAAGTGGCGCGCAGATGCGATCGTAGCCGAGACCAATTTTGGCGGCGGCATGGTGGTTGATGCAATCCGCGCTGCCGATGCGAATGTGCGGGTGCGTGAGGTCCACGCGTCTCGTGGCAAGTGGGTCCGCGCCGAGCCGATCGCCGCCTACTACGAGGATCGGATCGACAAGGCTCGTCACGTCGGCAGGTTTCCCGACCTGGAGGATCAGCTCTGCAAGTTCTCGACGGCAGGCTATTCCGGCGAGCGTTCACCCGATCGCGCCGACGCGATGGTGTGGGCCGCCGCCGATCTGATGGATGCCTCGTGGAGCCCTGCCGACTATCTGCCGGTTTTGCGCGCGCAAGTCGTCAAGCCCGTCGGCCCCGCGCCGGCGCTGCCGTGGCAAGAACAGCGCAAGGAAGAGCCGGACAGCGGCGACCTGCTCGCGATCTACAACCGCGCGCGCAAGGGCAACGACCCGGCGCCGCCGGCGTGCAAGCGCTGCGGCAAAGACGTCGGGGCCAACCGGCAGACTGACGGCGTGGATTTCTGGTGTGTGGGGTGTAGATGAAAACCATCGACCAACTCAGCGGCGTCAAGGACGGCGTGATCGGCGAAACCGAGACTGCGCGCCCGCAATTCGACGTCGTCGTCCCACAGGCGATGCAAGTCGGCCGCGGCGCCGATCGGCAATCGGTGATGGTGATCCTCGATCCGCGCACCGCGACGCAATACGCGTTCGCCCTGCCGCGCGAAGGCGCAAAGGCGCTGGCGATACAGATCATCGAATGCGAGCGCGAAATGCTGGACGAGGAAGCTAAGAACGCCGAGCCGCCGAAGGTGATCCTGCCAGGACTTGGGGCGCCGTCTGGTAGCGTGCGCATTGTGCAGAAGCACGAGCGCATTCGATGAGACGCGCCGCCCTATCCCTCGCAGTCCTCGCCGCGCTCATCGGACCGGCCGGCGCGCAGTTTCCGCCGAAGCCGACCTATCAGAACCAACTCGGCAGCGTGACGCCGTTGCCGATGAACCTGATCATGCTCTGCCCAGGCTCGCACGGCGTCTCTCTGGCCATCGCAGTCGGCTTGACGCTGCCGCGCGGCACATGGGTAGGTGCGCCAGGAACCGGTTCGTGCGTCACGGCGCAAGTCAATCCGACCTATTGCGTCGCCACCGCACGCACGGCTTCGGTCTTTTACACGCTCGACGGCTCGACGCCGACGTCGAACAACAGCACGACGCTTCCCGTGGGCTCGTCGATCCTGCTCACGGCGGCCATGATCCCAGCGTGGCAGGCGTTCTCCAGCACGGGAACGCTTGACGTCGAGTGCGCGCAATGAAGAAGCGCCGCTTCCAGAAAGCCCCGAAGCTGCCGCCGGGCGCGCGCTCCACCGCACTCAGCGTGCCGCGCCAGCGAGTAGGCGTCGGCGAGTCGAATGTGATGCAGGAACCCAGCGGCCCGACGCAGTATCAGGCGCGAAATCAGCCGCAGCCGCCGCCATTCATCGCCGACGTCGATCCGGGGCGGAACATCTATTCGCCGCTGCAACCGGTCCAGCCGTTCGGGCCGCCGTGGATCACGACGACGCGGCAATGGGATTACATTTCCGGCTACAACATCGACATCGCGCCGGCGCATGTCGTCTTCATGCAATCGCTGCGGCTGATGGCGCAATCCTGGGGGCCGCTGGCGACGATCATTCAGACGCGCATCGACCAGTTCATGCGGATGCCGGCCGCAATCCAAATCCGCGACAAGCCGAAGGCAAAGAACGCCCGTATCGACGAGATCAAGCAATTTTTCCGGATGCCGGACAAGAAGACGCTGTGGGACCCGTGGTGCCGCGCGATGCTGTACGAGCTGCTCGTTACCGACGCTGTTTCGATCGACACCAGCTGGCGGGCGAATGACGGCAAGCCATTCGCGATAACCTTGATTGATGGGGCGACGATCAAGCCGCTGATCGACGACATGGGCCGCCGGCCCGATGCGCCGAGCCCGGCCTATCAGCAATTAATCAAGGGCCTTCCCATGGTCAACCTGACCGAGGACGAATTGATCTACGCGCCGATGCGCCCGCGTCCGCAAATGCCGATATACGGCTATCCGCCGACAGAGCAGATCATCGTCAATATCGCCTCTGGCATCGCCCGCGAGACCTATCAGGCGAAGTTCTGGCGCGACGGCACGATGCCGGAATTGATCATGACCTGCCCGGAGGGCTGGAATCCGCAGCAGGTCGCGCAATTCCAAGGCATGTTCGATTCGATCATGGCCGGAAATACGCAGACGAAATCCCGCGTGAGGTTCGTCCCTACCGGCATGAAGCCGTTCGACATCAAGAACGCCAACGGCGAGGGCCTGAAGGCCGATATCGACGAATGGCTCGTGCGCGTCGCGTGCTACGCCTATTCGGTCTCGCCTTCCCCCTTCATTCGGCAAATGAACCGCGCGACCGCGCAGACAGCGCAGGACGAAGCCCAGGAGGAGGGGCTTCACCCGCTCATGACGTGGTTCAAAGATTCGATCATGAACCGGCTGATCCAAGACCCGCGCTATGGGTTCGGCTATGATGACATCGAATTCGTATACAAGCCGGAGAAGCAGGTCGACCCGCTCATCGAAATGCAGACTGAGACCGGTTACGCGAAGGAAGGCATCAAAACCAGGAACGAAGTTCGCCTGCTACTGGATTATGAGCCGCTGCCCGGCGGCGACGAACTGACTGTGGACACCGTTAGCGGCCCGGTCCCGCTAGCCGAGACGCTCGAGGCGAACCGCGCGCAAGCGCTGAATGTCCCCAATCAGATCGACCAGCAGAACGAATCCCACGATGCGCAGATGCAGCAGATGAAATCGCCGAAGCCGCCGGCGGTCGGCAAGGCAGCGCGCGCGACCTTTCGCGAAGGCGCATCGCCCGGGACCGGTCGCACATCCCAGGAGCACGACGGACGCTGCCGTTGCAATGATTGCCTCGTTGTGGGCAAAGGCGCTTTCGAGGCAGGCCGGGCGCGTCGCCGCGCATATACGGGGTATCCGGAAAGCTTCGTCCGAGGATCGTGAGCGCATCGAAGACGCCGCGCTCGCAGCCGGCGTCGCGCTCTCCGATGACGAGATGGATCAACTCGCCGAAGAGCTGGGCGACTATGCCGCCGAATCCGCAGAGGCCGGTTACGCGCAAATCGGCGGCGAAGTTGGCGAGGGCCATGACGACATATTCGACCAGATCAACGAGCGGTCTGCGGCGTGGGCCGAAGATCGCGCCGCTGAGATGGTCTCGTCAATCGATGAGACCACCCGGGATGCTGTGCGCGATGCGGTGGCGGACGGCTTGGCCGAAGGTCTCACCGCCGAAGAGATAGCCGATCGGATCGAAGGCATAGGCGACGCGGGCGGCATGACGGCGTTCGGCGATCAGCGCGCGGCGCTGATCGCCAACACCGAAATCGCCAATGCAAATTCGGCCGGGGCGCTGGAAGGCTATAAGCAAGCGCGTGACGGCGGCGTCAATGTCATGAAGGAATGGCTCACGGACGACGATCCTTGCGACGTCTGCCAGGAAAACGCCGACGCCGGCGCGATCGACCTAGACGAGGATTTCCCGAGCGGCGACGCGGCGCCGAGCGCGCATCCGAGATGCCTGTGCGCCGTCTCGCCGGTCGTCGTGGGCAAGTCAAGTGACGAAAGCGGCGAGGAAGCCGAACCCGAAGACTGAAAGGAATCATCATGGCTGGTATCAATATGCAGGCGATCGCGGGCTCAGGCCTCGGCGGCACGATCGTCGGCGCTTCGAGCGGGACGACGTATGCCGTGAGCTCTACCGGCCTCATCACCGGCGTCCAGCAGGCGGACATCAAGGGCTTTCTCAACCTTGGGTTTGTCATCTCTCAGAACCTCGTCAACAAGATTTCGATTTCCTCGCCGCTGCCGGCCGATCTGATCAGCATAGTCGCGGCGGTGACGCCATCGAATGCCGCCCTCACTCTCGCCGCTCAGCCACCGCAGGCGCGCAAGCTGCAATATCGCGTCGTGATCGGCACGACCACGACGACCGCGATCACGGCCGGGACGCTCACCGTGGTCGGGTTCGACCAGGACAACAATGCGATTACCGAGGTCGTCAGTCTGATCGAAAACGCCTCGGCGACGATCAAGTCGGCCTATGCCTGGGGCCAGATCACCAGCGCGACGGTCGCCGCCTATGCCGCGAACGGCAGCGGCACCGGCAACACCATCGGGATCGGGCTTTCCAACGATTTCGGCCTGCATACCGGCGCAGGCCCGATCGGCGTCGCGATGGTCAAGTCGAGCAAGATCACGAAGGTGCTCGGGACTTCGAACATCGCCGCTGACGACGTCGCCTCGACCGGCACGCTTGATGCCGTGGCGCGCACGTTCGCGCCGACCACGGCTCCAGCGGCGAACGGGCTGGTGGATTATGAGTTCACCTATTCGTACAGTCTGGCGGCGTAAGGGCAAATCCGATGTGCGGCTTT